CTAATTCAGCCTGACTTGTTAAAATAACTGGCTCACTATCGGCGTGAGCCTCACCATGGTCGCTCTCGGGGGCGACAACCTCATGTTGATTTATTTTAGTAGGACGTTTAATTATTCTGATCAGACTAGGACATCCCATTCCGGGTCGTTCAGTTTTCTGTAGGAACAGCGTTGACCATTCATCATCATCAAGCACAGTCTTGGTGATCCGTAAATCAGGTCGACGCACCACGTCCGTTACACCTTCCAATTGGAGTGTGACGGGTGGGCGAAGTGGATCTTCTTCTTCATCTTGTATCCAAACCAACCAATTTCCCCCCAAGATCCGTGGGGGGTAATGCTTGAGAGTCTCAATGTATTCCTCGTAAGTCCACAAATTGAGATATTTGTCGCTCCCGGTGTCGTGTAGTAATTGAAGAATCGCGGTCCGCTTGCTTTCGAACACCTCCCGGCCGTGAAACACCCATTCACGTAGTGTGTTAACGAGTCCTTGAGCGAACAATTCTGTGACAATCGTGGTGTTTGGGTTCCGCTTGAAATTGTAGTACATTGCACTCTTCATAATGGAGGTTTCAGCCAATGGTGCCATCCAACGTTTAAGGTCGGCATCATATTTGAATGCTCTCTTGAGGAACGTAATGTCCTCTAGCTGTTGATACGTAACTCCGTGTGCATCTCCCTTACTCGCATCTGACAATGTATACGTGATGCGCGCCTGCTCCAGTGCGTCTGTGATAGATCCCATGTTATACAGTGGAACTTCGTCATCTACACCAGCGACATTGTCATCCCCAAACGTAGCTAAATGTACATGATCTGCATAGATAAGCGTGGGATAATATACTTTGAAGGCGTAGCGTTGATACAAGCTGTTCACCAAACTATTGACTATAACAGTCAGAGGGTGTCCGGAAGGATTTGAGCCGTTCACTTGGATGAAGACGCCGTCGTACTCGTACAGAGGGTAGCATATTTCCGTGGCAATACCTCTCATGACTTTCCTGTCTTCATCATCATAGTTGGCATATTCTGAGATCATCAACAAAATATCAAACGCCGCTAAGGTGGCCTCTGGTGACATGGTTTTGTCGAAGGAAGAGTAATCCCCAGCGATAATGCGCTGTTCCGACTTCCCAGCCTTCTCAAGCAGGTGTTGGGCAAGCACACCCCAATCTTCGCCATAAGCATTAATGCCAACGGCGCACTCCATTGGTAACCAATTCTGACAGATAAACCTAATGAGTGTGAGGTAATAGCGACGTGTAAGTAATGTGAATGCAACGTTGCACCCGCTAAAAACACGAAGTTTAGGCTTGGCGGACTTGAGCACCTCGTCTTTAAGGCAGGCACGAAAAGGTGTAAAACAACGCTCACCACTTTTAAGAACTTTTTCCAGGTGGGCGACCTCATCCCATATCAATGGTACAAAGTCGCGAGCTTCTTGTGGCAAGAGGAAATCCCTTTTACTCTTATTGAGTGGGTAACCAGCGGACGTAGCAAAATCTATGGGATAAATAAAATTCACCCCATCCACACCATTGAGGTTGTCATGATCTGAAATTTTTCCGGTTTGCTGTAAGTAGGCTACGTTAGATGGTAGGAGGCAGATGGCTTGTACGTGCACTGCCATATCCTCCCGAGCTAACTTCCAGTAGGTTGGGTGAAACAGAGATTGGCACTTACTCAACTTACTCAAGTCACGAACCCACTGTTCTCCAACGTCCAATGTCTTGCCTTTGCATTCGCGCACAGTGCAATGGATATTCTCAATTCCAAACGCCTCTTCTACCTCGGAGGCCCGTGGAAATCGAGTGATATGAGACACAAATTTTGCGGAGCCTTTAGAATGAGGGCCTAGCACTCGCATTGTATAGTCATCGTCCTGCTCAAGCTTGTTGAGGGCATGTCGCTCTGGTATTGCTTCAGCTCCACGAAATGTATCTGTCATTCCAAAGCGCACAAACTGATAAGCTCCTTCTGAGTGTATCCGCGAAGATCTGTCAAACTCACTAAGTCGAGCTATAGCACTCTCCAATTCCTCCATGAATGGACTTGCGCAGGCTCCAACCCACTTTCCAGACTTGCTTCCCGCTTGATGAACACCAAGAATAGTCGCTGTAGTGTTGGAGACTATAGGGCCTGAACAATCACCAGGTTGGGTCTTCTCGCCAGGTTTATACAGATATCCAACAAAGGTATTCTGATCGGCTTCCAGTTGCTGTCGTTCACGGAAATCCTCAGCAAGAATTTCATGTGCAACTCCATCTCTACGAGTAAGTAAGGTCGCGCTAGCAACCGCAAAAGTAGCACCTAAGCGGGGAAAATATTTCAGGAACGCCTTACGCGGACCAATAGAGGGCAGGAAAATGACTGCGAGATCCTCTTGACCATTACCAACAACTTC